CTCAAACTCAGAAAAAAGAGTTAGGTGGAAAATTACTCCATTTAGCAAAACTGAAAAGAGGAGGAAAGTTTAAAAAGATGGATTGTCCTTGTGGTAAAACAGAATTAAAAAAAGTTGGTGGAAAAGTAGTAGAGGAATGTGCATGTGGTGGTAAGATGGAAGAAGGAGGAGAATTAAAGAAACCTACACCTTTTGATTTTAAAATGAAAAGAAGTTAATACATGAATTTATTTATATATGACAATTCTACTAATGAAGTTAGAATTGATCAAGCAGATGTACTCTTACTAAGGGAATTTTCTGCACTATGGAGTAATGATAGGAACATAACTAAAACAGATAAAACAGGAGAGAAAAAAAGTAGAGCTTTTAAAGAAATAAAATATATTTATTTAATGCTTGACTGAAAATCTCCTTATTCTCAATATTCAGAGCAAGAAAGACATAGAGAATGTTTAGCTGATGCAGGATTATCTGCAGATGAATTTAATGATCCTATATTTAGAGAAGCTTGTAGAAAATATAGAGAGATTCAAGAATCCTCTAGGATTGGAAACTTATTAAAAGCACAATATAATTTAGTAGATAAAATGATTCTTTACTTTGAAGGATTAGACTTAGAAGAAAGAGATCCTATATCTGGGAAACCCATCTTTAAATTTAAAGATATTCAAAGTGAAATAGCTGGAACATCAAAGATGTTAGAAGGAATTAAGTCCTTAGAAGCAGCTTATAAGCAAGAGCAAGAAGGGGAATCAACTATGTGAGGAGATGCAGAACCTGGATTTGATGATTAGTATATGGATAAAAAAGCTAAAATCAGAGAATGGGCTGAACCTACTCCTAGAAATTATGATAAAGTAAAGAAGGTAGAAGAGGAAGAAATTATAATTCCCACTCCTCCTAAAGAGGTAGAAGTTGTTAAGAAAAAGAATAGCAATTGGGATGTAATTATTGGAGAGGAGATTACATTTTTTGATCCATCTTTATCATACGAAATAACTGGGTATCGACCTATAACAATGGATAAAGGTTTAGATTTTGATCCAAAACCTTTTATGGAATCAGGAGAAACTTATAAAAGAACTGGTAAATACTGTACTTTTCCATTTGGAACTAAGTTCTATGCTGATTTCTGAACTGAACAAACAAGAAGATGTAATGAAGGATATACTATAGGTAACTATAGAATTACAGGAGATCATTATTATTTTTTAAATTTTTATAGACTTCCTAATGTTAAAAATTATGGGAATTCTTCATCTCCTGATGATTTTCCTAATTTTTACACAAAGCAATATGAGTATTTTCACTATATTGAATTATGTGAAGTATTAGGTTATGATGCAGCAGCATTGAAATCTCGTGGTATTGGATTCTCAGAAATTGCTGGAGGATTAGGAGTTAGACCTTATATAACACAAAGACAATACAGAGTTTTATATACAGCATTTACTGAAACTTATTTAGATAAAGTTTTAGAAAAATGTTGAAAACAACTTGAGTTTTGTAATCAAAATACTCAAGGAGGATTTAAAAGATTAAGACAAAAAATAAATCAAAATAGATTTAAAAGATCCTCTAGGAAAGACAAGGCTGGAAATGAATCTGGAAGAATGTCAGAAATAGAGGGAATTATTGCAGATGCACCTAAAAAAGTAAGAGGAGATAGATGTAGAAGATTATTTTTTGAAGAAGCTGGAAGTGATCCAGTGCTTATTAAAAAATATGGACAAGCTGAAGCTCTAGTTAAAATATTAGGTAAAAGAATTGGAATAAGGATATTATGAGGTACAGGGGGCGATGAAGGGAGTTCTCTAGCTGGATTAGCTTCAATCTTTTTTAATCCTAAAGATTATGAAGTTCTCCCATATAAAAATAACTATAATGAAAAAGGAGAGTGAGTTTATACTGGATTTTTTGTTCCTGCTTACGCTTTTGTTGATGATTTAACAGATGATAGAGGTGTAACAAATGAAGTATTAGCTAAAGAATATTATGAAAAATTAAGAAAAGATAAGGCTTCAAACCCTGAAAATCTTCTTATCTACAAATCAGAATATTGTTTTACTCCTTCGGATGCTTTGTTAAGAGAAGGTAGTAATGAATTTGATGCAATTAGATTATCAGAACAAATAACTAACATTGATTTGTTAAAAAATGTTGAGTTACCAGTTGCAGGAAAATTATTATGGTCATTGAATGATGATGGAAGTCAAAACATGAATGCCCTACCAATATGAGAACCAATGAAAACTGGCAAATTATTAATTGCAGAACATCCAATTATAGATAATGATGGATCTACTTATAGAAATTTATATGTTGCGGGAATTGACTCCATTGATGCTGATGAAAGTAGTTCAACTGGACAAAAAAATGTATCAGATTTTTGTATAGTAGTTAAAAGAAAACAATTTGGGATGTTAGATCCAAGAATTGTAGCAGTATATAAAGATAGACCAAAAGATGTTAGAGAGGCTTATAATATGTCTATAAAATTATTACAGTATTATAATTGTCAAGCAGTGCTTGAATCTACTCGTGTAGGTATAATTACTTATTTTAAAGATCATAAGAAAACTAATTATTTAATGAAACGCCCACAGGCAACATTAACTGATATTGTTAATGGAAATAGTAATATGTTTGGAACTCCTGCCACAGTAAAGGTTATATCTCATTATAAAGAATTAATAAGAAACTTTATAAATGACTATTGTCACACAATCTCATTTAGAGAAGTTTTAGATCAAGCTTTACGATACTCAGATGCAAATAAAAAGCAATTTGATATAATTGCGGCTTGGGGGATGTGTGAGCTTGGGGAAGAAGAATTGCACGATAAAACACCAGTTCTAAGAAATCAATCAAAGAAGGAATGAACATCCGATGTAGGATACTATTTTGATGATTATGGAATAAAAAGATTTGGTGTAATACCACAAACAAATAAACTAAAATGACAACTAGGGAACTTGAGACAATAATTAAAGAATATATTGAGCTTAATTATCAAGCTAAATATATTGCTAAATTAAAGGTAGTTAAATTAAATCCAGGATATGAACTTAGACTTGACCTATTTAACTGAATGGTTCCAATGACTTTACAATGTGATTTTGAAAAAGATACAGACTTTCTAGATTATGTATTTAAAGAGATTAAATCTAGTAATTTTATGAGAGTTGAGTATTCAAGACTAAATTTAACAAAGAATTCATCAAATGGATAGAGATTTTACAAGTGATAAACTAAAAAATGAGGATGATTATCAAATAGAAAGAATTGATGAAGCCATTAATGAGCTAGTTCAAGATAATTATATGCTTAGAAAAGCATTTAATTATTATAATGGTGTAAGAGATTCAGACCAATACAAACATTTAGAAATAAATTATGGTATTGGAACTGCTTCATCAATTGAATTTACTCCTCTTATAAGAAAACATATTGATGTATTAGTTGGAGAATTCTTATCATTAGATTTAGAACCTACTATAAGTTGTAAAGACGAAAAAACTATAACTAATATATTTAGAGATAAGCAATTAGAAATTGCAAATCAAGTAAATGACTTTTTAAAACTTAGGTTATCAAATGCAGCATACTCTGCATTACAAGGAAATAAACAACCTGTAAATGATAAACAAGTAGAATTAGAAGTAAATAATCTAATTGACTCTATAGATGCTAATTTTATTTCAGAGTATGAAAAAGCTGGAAAGAATGTAATTGATTATATAGTACAAAGTCAACATTTTGATTTTAAAAACAAATTAAAGAGATTAATTTTACATTTACTTATTGGAGGAGTATGTTATTATAGAGTTATACCATCTCCAAGTAAAGATAATTTTGAAATAGAGGTATTAAATCCTTTAAATACATTTATTGAAAGAAATGTAAATTCTCCTTATGTTAGAGATTCATGTAGATTTGTATATCGTACTTTTTTAAATAAAACACAAATCTTATTTAAATATGGTAAATATTTAGATGAAGATCAAATGGAAACTTTGAGATGTATGGCTGATACAGCTTATGATCAAAGTTATGTTAGATATTTAACTGCACCTTATACTATATCTGGAAATCCAATAAGTGAAAATTTAACTTCTGGAATAGAAGTTACTGTTGGAACTCCAAATGATAATGTAACAAATTGGTACAGAAGGTTAATTCCAGTATATGAAATAGAATGATTATCTTCTAAAGTTAATAAAAAGACGAAAGAAGTAGAAACATCTTTATATAAAGGAGTAAGAATTGGAACTGAATTATATTTATTATTTGGAAAAGATGAAGATGTAATAGTAAGTTCAGATGCTCCAAATAAAGCTAAGGTATCAATTAATGGATTATGTTATTCAGATGATAATGCAGATCCATTTTCATTGATATTAAAAACTGCAAATCTACAAGATAAGTATGATTTATTACATTTCTTTAGAGATAATTTAATTGCTAATTCAGGTGTACCTGGAGATTGGGTAGATTTACCTATGATTCCAGTATGACTTGGGGATAGTGCAGCAGAGAGATTAGCTAAGTGGATAGCATATAAAAAACAAGGACAAGCTTTAATTGATACTACTCAAGAAGGAGCTAAAATGAATACTATATTTGGTGGTTATGATGATAGTTTAAAAGCTAATGCTGTACAAGCTATACAAATGGCAATTGAAAGTGTTGAAGAAACAGCATCAAGTATAACAGGAGTATTCAAAGAAAGATTAGCTGGATTTGAACAAAGAGATGCAGTATCAAATGTACAGGTTGGAATAAAACAATCTATGTTTGTTACTAAACAATACTTTCAAAATATGGATTTATTAACGAGAGATATTTTAATAGATTGTTTAAACCAAGCAAAGACTTCATTTAAAAAAGGATTAACTGGATCAATTATATTAGGAGATTATAGAAAGAAAGTATTTACTGCACTACCTAAACATTTTACAGTTACCGACTATGATATTCATATTGTAGATAGTTCTAAGATTGTTGCTGAAAAACAAATGCTACAACAATTTGTAATGGAATTAACTAAAGCAGGTAAAACAGATGCAGATATTATAGTTGAAGTAGCAACTTCTCATAGTTTAACAGAGATGAAAGATTCTGTTAATAAATCTTTAAAGAAGAAAAAAGAAGAAGAAGATGCAGTTAAACAACTTCAAGAAAAACTAGAACAATCTCAAAAAGAATTACAACAACTTCAAGAAGAAAATAAACAAGTTACTTCTAAATTAGAAAAAATAAATAACGAAAAACTTCAAATAGAAGCTAAAAAAGTGGATTATGAATTTAATATAAAAAATAAAGAATTAAGTCATAAGATACAACAAGATACTTGGGAAAATGAATTTAAAAATAAGGAATTGGATGTAGAGAAAGCACAATTATTTGATTCTAATCCTCATAACGATGTAATTAAAAAAATATAATAAATGGAATTATCTATATCAGTTTGTCAAAAAGAAGATTGCTCAATAGTAATCACCGATAATACGGATTTTTATCCTAATAGAGATGGATTTATTCCTCAATCAGGAGTATCTGCAAATTTATCCTATAAATTATCTGATGTATATTTACATACTTATCTTGTGTATAATAAAGTATCTGGATCCGAAGTAGTAGATACTGACATAAAACTAATTGATACTACTGTAGTAACTACTTATTCTCAAATGGTTCCTCCAATTACATTTAGAAATTATAGAGATGGATATTATACAGTTTATTATTTAGCAATTCCAAATCAAACTATTTCTCAAACATCAGGAAGATATACTGATTCAACTTTAACCTTATATTATTCTGATGGAGAAAATATATATTTAAATGGAACTACTTTAGCACTAAATCCTTTACAAGTATTATCTAACTTATGGAAAACTAATATAATTAGTATTGATAATAAATCATTTTCAATATGTAGAATAAACAAATGCTACCTAGATTATATTTATTCTTTAAGTTTTGATAGTAAGGGAAGAATAAAATGTTTTGCTTGTGATAGTAAAGATTTAGCTGAATATAAAAAGAAATTATTAAGTGATGCTATATTTGTTATTAGAAGTTTAATAGACCAATGTTTATATATGGAAGCGCAAAATATAGTAGAGGAAATAATGCAATGTAATGGATTATGTTCTCATTTCTCTGATTTTGTAAATCCATCAGCTTGTTGTGGAGGAACAATATAATGGATGAATTAAAAATACTATTAGCTGCGTTATATCAACAATACTTAGATAAATTAGGTAGAGGATATAATATTGTTTACGATTGAGTTGAACATTTTAAACATATAGTTTATTTACTCGAATCAGGTAAATTAAAACATAATGAATATGATAGTTTACTTGGAAAAAGTATTGCTCAAGTAAATAAATTACTAGATTGAGAATTAGAAAGAACTATAGTATTTGCTACAAGTGGAGGAATAGTTACAACAACTGTTCCTAATTCAGGATTAACTGAGATAGAATTTTGAACTCTTCCATTAAATACAAATGAAAGATTTACTTTTACAAGTAGTAATTTAGCTGTATTTGGGATAGAATACAATAAGATAATTACTAGAAGTCCTGGAACTTCTACTCTTACTATAAAAGGAAAAAATATAACATTAACTCAAATTATAACAGTAACTTAATATGTGAGTAGAAAAAATAAGAACTTGGTATCAAGGAGATGACATTCTATATAAAATAAAATTCCAAAATCCTGATTCAACTTATTTGGATTTAACTACATTAAGTAATGTAATAGCGTATTTTTATACTGATAAAAATGCAATTACAAAATTTTCTTATGTATCTAAACCTGATTATTTGGCAATTACTAAAATAGATAATTATACTTATCAAGCTGTTATTCCAGCTAGTGTATCAAGTAGTATGAAATTAGGAACATTATGTGTAGAATTAGACTTTATATCTAGTGCTGAACCTATTAATATAATTGTAGTAAGTTATAATATAGGATTATTATCAACAAGTATAATTAAAGCAGAAGTATAATGAATGCGATTGTAATAAATGATACTATTCCAATTATAGAAGTAATAGCAGATGATTGCCCAGTTATAGAAGTTATATATGGAAAACAAGGGGATTCAGCTTATCAAATATGATTAGAACAAGGAAACATTGGAAGTGAAACAGACTTTTTAAATAGTTTAATAGGAACATCTGGAGAATCTGCATGACAGGCAGCTAAAGATGGAGGTTATCCATCTGGTAATACAGAAGCTCAATTTAATTCTGATTTAGCTACTGTCTCAACTAAACAGAATGCTCTTGGATTTACTCCTGAGAATGTAGCTAATAAAGCTACTGATTTATCTACAAATGATAATATACATTATCCTACTACAGAAGCAGTAGCCAATTCTAATGCAACTACTCTAGCAGCAGCTAAAAGTTATACTGATAGCACTGTAGTTGGATTATGAAATGACAGAGGATCTTATGATGCTTCTTCTAATACATATCCATCTACAGGTGGAAGTGGAGTTAGTGGAGCAATAGAAAAAGGAGATATTTGGACTATTTCTGTTTCAGGTACATTAGGTGGAACAGCAGTAAGTCCAGGAATGACAGTAAGGGCTTTAGCTAATACTCCTGGACAGACATCTACTAATTGGGCTATTGGTGGTAATAATATAGGTTATGTTCCTGAAAATATAGCTAATAAGGATCAATCAGGTGGTTATGTTGGACTTACTTTATTAAAAATAAATTTTAAAAATGCTTTAAATACAATTACTAGCTTTTTTACTAATAATAATTCTGCTAGTAGAACATATACTTTTCCAGATAAAGATGGAACAGTAGCTATGACATCAGATATTTCTTCTGTAGGAACTTTAGATACTACTCAGGTAAGTTCACAAAGTACAAATTCAAGTGAAAGTTTTAGTGGTAATATTAAATTACATAAAATAAGTAAAACAGGTAATTATACTGATTTAAATGGTTTACCTTCAATACCTACAACAACTGATGGATTAGCCGAAGGATCAACTAATTTATATTTTACTACTGCTAGAGTATTAGCAACATTATTGAGTGGATTTTCTGCACTCTCTGGAACAATAACTACTTCAGATACAATTTTAACTGCTTTTAATAAAATTGTTGGAAATATCGCAACTTTAGTTCCTCAAGCAAGAAATTTAACCATTAATGGAACTCAATATGATTTAAGTTCTGATAGATCTTGAACTATAGTTCCTGGTGGAGCAGGTAGTGATACAACTGCAATACATACAAATGTTGCTAATGAAATCTCTACAATAACTGAAAATACTTCTCTAGCTGATAATGATTTATTGTTAGAAGAAGATAGTGCAAATTCTGGAGTTAAAAAGAAATTTAAATTATCTACTTTAGCAACATATATTCAGACTAAATTATCAAGTATATTTGAATCTAAATGAACTTATACAACATTAAACTTACCAGTTGCTAATTGAAGTTCAAATGCTCAGACAATTAGTGGAATAACAGGTTTAACAAGTTCTTCATATGTAAGAGTTAGCCCTCCAATTGATAGAACTTCATCATTAAATTACGGGAATGCTCAAATAAGTGCTACAGCTTTAGGAACTGGAACTATTACTTTTACAAATACTACTAATCCAACAGTAGATATTAATAATGTACAAATAGCTTGGAGGAATTAATATGGGATTTATAGAACAACAATCATATAGTATAACGAATGTTGCACCAAGCGGATGGCAACCAAATCCTCAATGGTATGATGTAAAAACTATATTTAACAATGATGTTCAGGCTGGTTATACCAAAGCGTATATCGTGATGTTAACCGACGAAAATGACACCCTTACATTAAGTAATTATAGCGGGTCGGCTTGGAAAACAAGTGACGGTAATTTTTATTCTTCGAGTACTACAATTACTTGGAATCGCTCTCTTGATAAGGTAACTACATTGGGATATAACTTGCGTTGGGTAATTGTTTATTCAACAAGCACATTAGCAATTAAAGAAGGAACTGATTGGTTTTATTCAGGAAGTAAATACTATTATTTTGGAAGTTCTGCTAATTTGTCAGGAACTAACCTTTTTTGGAATTGCTGTTCATTAGAAGCTGTTGATATGTCGAAGTGACAAATATATCATTAAATAATCATAACTTTTTAGACTGTTATGGTTTGATATATCTCAATCTTCCAAATGTTTTAACAACTATAACAAATAATTTAGTTGCAAATTGTTATGCTTTAAGATATATGAATATACCGACTTCTGTTACTTCAATAGGTGGATATGCTTTTCAGTATTGTTACAATTTAGATGGAATTACAATACCTAGCGGATGTACAGGTGCATTTCCTGACCACGGATTTATTTCGTGTACAAATTTATCGGCAATAAACATACCTAGTGGAGTTACTTCAATAGCAAGTGCATGTTTTTACCTCTGCTCAAACTTACAGACATTAACTATTCCTAGTACGGTTACTTCATTAGATTACAATTACGCTCTAATTGGATTATATAAACTAACAAACTTAACTTTACCTAGCGGATTTAATTTAGCTTTGAATATTAGTACAAGTTCTTTAATGTCGGTTGTTTCTTTGGAAAATATGATAGATGCCGCCGCTAGCGGATTATCAGTTACATGGGCAATTGGGTCTGTTAATATGGGAAAATTATCAAGTACTTACTTATCAAAAGCCTCAGGGAAAGGCATAACACTAGCATAATAATTTAAAAATAAATACTATGAATGAATCAATTTGGAAAAAAGTAAATACGGAAGGCTTAAAAGGATTAGAAGAAAGAATCCAAGAGCCTTGTAGCTGTCTAAGGAATATAATTATTCCTAAAAATATGTCATCATTAAAAAGTGATATGTTTAATAAATGTGATAGTATCATTAATTTAAAAATACCAAAATTATGATAACAACAGACGAAAATGGAGTGAGAACTCAAACACCGAGTGAAGGAAATTCTTTAATAGAATTTTCAGGTTCTACTTATTATTCTCAAATAGTTATTTTGGGGGTTAACGCTTCTGAATGGTTGGAAGTTCCAACGCCTCAAAAAAATACAACTACTACTTCACTACCAACAAATTAAAAAAATCATATATGGATTTAATACAAATAGATTCTAGTAAAGGATGTCATGAATTTAAAAGATCATGTACTAATAATTCTTCAGTAAATTTATCAGATTATCAGAAGAAGGTAGATTCTAATATAAATGGAAGTGATAAAAATTTAGTAGATGTAATAAATTCTTTATTAGAATTTCCTATTATAATGACAGCTACAACTACTGATGCTACATCTGTAGAATTGTTTATAAATGGAGTAGCTAATGCTAGACTTCCAACTTTAACATACCCATATTTTATTAAACTTGATTTAGTAAGAAATGGATCAGATTTTGGAGTTATGATAAATGGATACATTTGATGAATAGCAGCAGACAATAATGGAAGTGGAGATTCAACTGACGATAGTCACGGAATATCAACAACAGTTTCTTGGAAGGAAAATCAAGGAATATGATATATTGATGATGGAAATGGTAAT